ACTCGCCGGAACTACCCTCCCGTGCCTTGCCATACCTGCCGAGCCAGAACTCGCCATGCCGGGCCACACCCCACCTACCTTGCCTGCCTCGCCAAAACCCGCCATACCCGACGCCACCTTACCTTTACAGGCCCCACCTTACCTGCCGCCCACGCCGTGCCAGACCACTCCCGAACACACCCTACCTGCCTGCCATGCCAAAACTTGCCAAACCATCCCAACCCTTACTTGCCCGACCCAACCTGCCCGACCCAACCTTTACGAACCGAACCTAACCACTCCTCACCTGCCATGCCCGTCCTAGCCTCGCCGATCCGCTCCTTGCCCGGCCTTACCTGCCAAACCAAACCATACCCGTCCTGACCAGACCCAACCCGAACCTGCCTGCCATACCAAACCGTTCTATGCCTGAGCACGCCTATCCGCGACGAGACAAACCATGCCTGCCTTGCCTAGCAGCACCCGAACTTGCCTGACCGCAACTCAACCTGACATGCCTAACCTGCCATCCACGCCTCACCCGAACTAGCCGTTACCAACCGCGCCTGCCTTGCCTGCCAAACCGTAACCAAACAGGCCAAACCGAAACGTGCCTTTGCCCGCCATGCCTGCCGGGCCTAGCCGATCCATGCCGGGATTACGCAGACCGTTTCCTGCGATAATTGTCGATGGCGTCTACAAGTTCAGCGAACTCTTGATAAGCCGCGTACCGTGTCTGCCAAATTTTAATCTCACGCCACGCGCGGTCGATGATTTCTTCCCGCATGTTTTCGTCCCGCATAGCAATCTCAATCGGCTCATAGCGAGGCGAGTCTGCGGCTACATGGACAAATGCGCGAAGCTCCCTGTCAACCGGCTCGTCGTACATCTCTGCGACAACGATGCTGCCGATCAGCTTTCGCGCCTGCCACAAACGATGTGCGTCAGCCGCCTTGTCGTCGCTCCACTCAAAGCATGGGTGTAACGGAGAATTTGGACTAGCCGCATCATCGACAACAGCACGCGGAGTGATCGCTCCAGTCTGTTTTTTAATTTTGCTCAATCGTTCTGCCGCGATGTTTGCGCCGATTGAATACCGCGCGTCTGCTTTCCATTGATAAATCATTGTCAGTCTCCCAAAGAAAAGGCGGGGCATTAAACCCCGCCAATGAATTACGCAGCTTCTTTTTTACCGCGCATCTCGCCGATAACCTTCATCTCTTTGGCGGTTGCAACGTGAAACCGGCCAAACTGTCCGTCCTTCTCAGGACGCCACTCGCCAACACCAACAGCAAAGCCCGCCGTCTGCATGAGATTAAGGATTTGCTCAGCGCTCATGACGTTGGCATTGTATTTCACCGCTATGGTTGTAAACCATTGCTTGAACTCACCACGATAACGGATGTCAGCCGTACCCATGCCGACGCGCACCATGTCCTCACGCATCGTAGGTTCGTCACCTTCAATGACGGCAAATTCGCCATCAACATGAAATGCCTGACGCGCAGCAACTTTGGTCATCGAACCGATGCTGGTACAGGCCGTGACAGCCGCTGCTTTAAACCCGATGATGGGGAACCCGAACGATCCGTCTTCAAGGACGTACAGAGATTCTCGAAAATCGCGCTCTGGGTCTTTGGCTTCCTTGCCGGCAGACGCCTTCTTCATTTGCTTATCGAGCATCTGCTTCTTGGCCTTCTCAGACCAGCGATGGACGATCAAAGGAGTATCTCCAATCAAAGTTACATTCACAGTTTCAATCTGAAGCGGGGGAAGTACCACCGTCGTTGTGTTGCTCGCAGCCATTTTGTTTTCCTAAGCCTGCAATGCGTAGTGCCGCTACGCTCGGTATTTGCAGATTAACCCATCACTAAACAAAACTCAACACCTATTTTCGTATAGAGGTATAAATGTTTGTTCGTTGAAGGTCTTTAATCAACTCTTGAAACTTAGCTTTGATTATAGCCCGGCGAGCTTCACGCTCCGCTGGCGTCTCAACATCAGCCGGACCACCGAGCAGTTTCATCTCCTCAGTCTGCTCATCGACCGGCCTTGGAATCAGCTTGTCCCATTTGACGTCACACCAGCTTTTCAGCTCAGCAATCGAGGGAAGGAACGTGCTGGTCGAGATAATGCCAGACCGAGGGCTGATGAGTTCAGCAAGAACTTCTGGCGGATAAGGTTCTAACGTCCGTTCAAGAATGCGAACAAACTGGGTCATCGCATCCTCATTGGACTTGCCAGCGTTAGGGTAAGCAGCCAACAAAACAGCAATTGCGCGCTTCACTTGAGCTTCAGTAGACATATCAATCTCCGAGGATGTCGAGCATGGAAAGGCGACCGCGAGGAGCGGACTGCTCAATCTCAATCGCCTCCATCGCGATCTTCTCGCTGAGTGTCATCTTGCGAGCAGGAGCTTCATCAAACCAACGCTTCTGGCTCAACCAAGTTGCTGGGTGAGGTATGAATTGAGGATCGCTCGGCCAATGGTATCTTTGAACCTCAGCAAGAATCACATTGACAGGCACCTCCTTTACAGCTTTCTCCCAAGCCTTCTCGGCTGCCCCTTTTCCTATTCTGCGAGGATACAATTTCCAAAATTCGGCAAAAAAACTATCAACGAGCCTTGGCGAGTGAGCAATATTCTTCTCTACTGATTTATTAATATGGTTATGGATATGGTTATGGCTATGGATAGCATTAGTCGAGCATTGCTCGGAGTATGCTTGAGTAATGCTCGGAGCATCAGTGGCAAGCTCTGCAATCTCGTTATCTATCTGATTTCTATTCCATCTCGTCGCCGCAGCCTTCTTTGCCCGGTCAACATTGGTGTCATGCAGCGATTTCTGTTTTTGAAGCTCACGATCTATCCGAGCATGAGTCCAGCATTGCTTGAAGAATGCTTGGAGCATCGGTTTCATGTCAGCCCACTCAACATCTGAGCGACCAGCAATGCGCGCCAGACGGCTGTCCTCTTGTGGTAAACAGCCGTGTTGCCACTAGTGGGAGATCAGTCGGAGGTATGAGACATGCTCGGCGTCCGACAGGTGCGTTGTGTCGCGCCAGTAGTCACCCCAGAACATCGGCATATACGGTAGTCCCATTTAACGCTCCCAATGTGGTTGCGTGTTGAGACCCGCCCATGATAAAAGGGAGCAAGTCCAACGCGCGCTACAACCGCGAAGTTGGTTTCGAGGCCCGCCGGATTCGCCCCCGGTGGGCCTCAGTCTTTTAAGATTACACTCTCAACGCGCGTAGTTCAAGCATCAACTCAAACATCCTAATCGCCGTATACGGAACCGGGTTTGCCCCGGCAAGCCAGCGGTAGAACGTGCGAGGATTGACCTTACACAGGCGGATAGCCTCCGCGTTGGTCATGTTCAAGTCCCAGAGCAGCTTTAACAGTTGTTCTGACGGCGGTTTCTCAATGGTCAATGGTACGCTCCCAATAGAAATTCGCGTGCGCCGTCGCGCGTGCGGAGGTGCTTGATGGTGCCGTGAACAGACAATGCCCGCCAGCATTTCTCTCCGTTAGGAAGCCGGCCTTTCGAGAACCAACCGACCTCCTTTCCGAAGTAGAGAACCGTGTATGTGCCGTCCTGATTGGGGATGGTTGCGATTGGCATGTTACCCTCCTCAAATCGTGGTCACGGGGACGATGGTCTTCACGCGGATCGTCTCGACCAGCGTAGTCTTGGTGCAGGCAGCCACCTGCTCGGCGGTCAGCAGCTCACGAACGAGCTTGGTGTCGAGGCTGTTGCGCTCAGACAGGCCCAGCGTGACGACGGCGCGGGTGCCGACGATCTCTTCGCGGCCAGCAGCCTTGATCTCAGACTTAACTTCGTCGAGCAGACGGGTAAGACCTTCGATCTCGGCCTTGATGTCAGCGTAGCGGTCGGCGAGTGCGGTAAGGTTTGTCATTGGCGTATCTCCATGTCAATCTAACAAGGACAATATGCCAGTGGCTTAAAACCATGTCAACAGGTCATCTGAACTTTTCTTGATTTTTTTTCACCCAACGCAAAGTTTCTAGCGCGGCTTGGAGCTGCGGAAGGAGACTTTCCTTCATTCCCAGTACGATAGGGTCACGTTTTTTCTTTTTAATTAGATCACGAAGTATCTCAATATGCCCTGCGAGGTTCATAACTTCGCGCTCGACCGCCGCAATTTGCTCTTCAATTGGAACTTTCATCGAGTGCCTCCAACGTAATTAAACACTCAGGACCATCCTCAACCCATCTGGCTATTAACCATTCGCACAGATGATCGCTTTCAACGGCCTTGGCTGTGACCATGACATCCATTGCAGCCTTTAACAGGTTATCGAGATCACGCTTGCGCTTATCCGGTCGAACAAAATGGAACGTGGCTTTGTATTTGCCGATGATCCCTTTGCCCTTGATCTGCACAGCAACCTGCCAAAGCGCAATGGCCCGCCATGTAGTGTATTGAGCCGAACGGTGCATCCCGCCCGTTTTATTGGTCCTCCACAGGCGGTTCACGCTCGGGGGCAGTGACAGTTCGATCTTTAACAAGGGGGCGTCTCCGGGCTTCTCTGGCCTTCTGGAGGGCATGATAGACAACTGACTCGGGCAGCCCCAGTTGACGAGCCATTGCGTCTGTATCTAAGCCCCGACGCCACAGTCGCCAAATCTGATCCGGGTCGGCATCAGCGTTCATAAATGTCCGGCCTCATACGCTCGCGGGGGATGCCCTTGGCGTCTTCAATAGTCTTCAGGTGCTTGAAGGGGACCCGCGACCAATGGCAAACGGCAGCTCTGGAGATTCCGAGAAATCGGGCAAGGCTGGCGGCTCCACCGAAGGCGGCATAGACTTCAAGGATGATAAGGTCACGGTGCTTTAAGTGTTTCATGTGAAACATTTTCCTAAATATGTTTCGCTTTGTCAAAATAAATGTTGACACCCTGTGACTAACTGCTAGTGTGTGTAGGCAAGATTGATTTGGAGATACAAAATGGCTCACGTCACAGACTTCATCCGCCCCCTCGAAGACTTTGTTGTCCCCGGATACCCCGGCCTGACCATAACTGAGGGTTGGCTCGACATTAGCATTGAGCGCATTGACGGAAACCTTGATTGGTACGTTGACGCTGTTCAGCTTGAGAAGGCTGACAAAACTGTAGAGTTCTTTTACGCCGGTTCATTCATCTTTGACGCGATTGTCCCGCATCTCTACAAGGACGCCAAGTTCAGCCAGTCCATTATGGACGAGGCTCACGAAATTATCTGAGGAGATTGATATGAATATGTCCGACACAATCAGCGAGTTGGCTACGGCCCTCGCTAAGGCTCAAGGCCAGATCGAATCCGCAAGCAAGGATAAGAGCAATCCGGCGTTTAAATCAAAGTATGCCGACATCAACTCTTTGCGCGATGTAATCAGGCAGCCGTTAGCTGACAATGATTTATCTGTTGTTCAGTTTCCGCGTATGAGCGGTCCTTACGTAGAGGTCGAGACAATGATCCTGCATAAGAGCGGTGAGTTCATTGCTGAGACGTTGCGTATGCCGGTTGGCGAAAAGATGAACGCTCACGGCGTTGGATCAGCTTTGACATACTGCCGCCGCTACTCGTTGTCAGCCATGCTAAACCTTGCTGCTGAAGACGATGACGGCAACCTAGCTGTTGATTTGTCCGCGCAGCCAGCCAGAAATTATGTAGCACCTCGCGCTCGTGCCAGCTTTGCGGACGACTTGTGATGGAGCAGCGAAGCGAGGAGTGGTTTCGCGCGCGTGCTGGCAAGGTAACAGCCAGCCGTGTTGCTGATGTGATCGCAAAGACCAAAAGCGGTTACAGCACTAGCCGTGACAATTACATGGCCGAATTGATTTGCCAGCGCCTGACAGGAAACTTGGGGGATTCCTATCAGAACGCGGCAATGGTGTGGGGAACAAACACCGAGCCTTTCGCTCGCGCGGCTTATTGCAGCGCAAAGGGGGTCAGTGTTGAGGAAGTCGGGTTTGTTCCCCACCCTACTCTGGATGATGCGGGCGCAAGCCCTGATGGATATGTTGGTGAAGAGGGGCTCATAGAAATCAAATGCCCCCTGACTAGCACGCACATGAATATGATTTTGGAACAGGAAATCCCGACAAAGTACCATGTCCAGATGCAGTGGCAGATGGCTTGTACTGGAAGACTGTTCTGCGATTTTGTTTCGTTCGACCCTCGGATGCCTGAGAACTTACAGCTCTACATCCATATGGTTGATCGAGACAACAAAATGATCGCTAATCTTGAGGCAGAAGTTGCCAAGTTTCTCAGTGAGATGGAAAACAAGATAGCAAAACTCAACAAACTTTGCGGAGACAACGATGGACAAGTTTAAACATAAAGAAGGCTTTGGTAGTGTTTTTGGCAATGACAAAAAACAAAACGAAAGCCAACCGGATTTCATTGGCGATGCTTTATGGCGTGGAGAAACTGTTCGCATTGCTTTCTGGAAAAAGAAAGACAAGAACGGCAAAACATATTTGAGCCTTAAACTATCTGAGGAATACAAAAAGCCAGAGAGTGAACCGGAAGTTGAAAGGACTCGTCCTGTTATTAATGACGACTTACCGTTCTGATGGAACGCGAAGTCCTGTTGAAGCAGGTAATCTCACAGGAGGCGCAAGATCGGCATGACGCACATAAACATCATGCTTCATCTCGCCCCCTGTCTGAAGATTATGAGCTGATCGGCCTGCTAGGTGAAGTGGAGTTTGGAAAGCTCACTGGTCAAATGGTCGATCTGGAACGACGCCTAGAAGGGGATAAGGGGGTTGATTTTGTTGTTCCGCTTAACTTTACCGTTGATGTAAAAACCGCACGCAAAGCGTTTCATCTGATACACGAAGAAGGAAAAGGCTTTGCCGACATATATGTCCTAGCCAAATATAACGACGAAGCTAAAACAACAGAACTGTTGGGATGGGAATGGGGAGCTGTTCTTTCACGAGCGCCTGTAAAAGATTTTGGATACGGAATCAAGAACCATTATATCCCGGCAGATAAACTAAAGCCGATGAGCGAGCTAATAAAAAGGACCAATAGATATGGACAATTCTCTGCCGTTAAGTGAACAATACAGGATGATAGCAAAAAAATACGTCGAGGCAGATGCTGCGGCATCAATCCTAGAAGAATCGAAAAGCGCTGTGTTAGCTCAATGGATGGCCGACAAGGGCGATATGCCAGTCAGTCGTGCGGAGATGATCGTTAAAGCATCGCAGGAATGGCACAATTACATCATAGAAATGGTCAGTGCCCGTAAACAAGCTGCGCTGTTAAAGGCTCAATTGGAATACATTCGTATGCAATTCTCAGAGCAGCAATCGAAAGAAGCAACGCATCGTGCGGAGATGAAGTTATGATTGATATGATAGAGCATGAAGATGAAGCTCAATTTGCAGAAAAAATATCAGAACTTTTGTACGATATACATGAAGAATACGGACATCTTGGTGCTGTGTTTATGGGAGCCTTTTTTATAAACGGTGTTGTGCAAACAATTGCTATGGGGGCTAAAGATAAAGAATCCGCAAAAAGAGCTTCGGACGTTTTTTGTAGTCTTTTACGGTCATCAGTCATTCACATGCTTGAAAATGGTTTTCCTTTTGACCGAGATGAAACGCTGCAATGAAACGAGTAAGCATTACTGCAAAAATGAGGGCTGACATCTTCATGCGGCATGATGGTGTGTGCCATTTATGCAATATGAAAGTTGTGCCCGGTCAGGATTGGGATGTAAGCCATGAACAACCTCTTGAAGCCGGTGGGAGAGACGATGCAAGCAATTGGCTGGTTGCTCATCGGAAGTGTCATAGGGCTCACACTAGCGCTGTGGATATGCCACTAATAGCTAAGGTTAAACGCATACATCAACGTCACATAGGGGCTAAAAAGTCCAAATCTCCAATGCCGTTTGGTCGCGGATCGAAACTAAAAAGAAAAATGGACGGCAGCGTTGTCAGGAGAGACTCGTGAAATTCTTAATCACAATGAACATGCCTAGTGGCCAAGGATACTTGGTGCATCAGGTAACGATTGAGCATCGTGCAAAATCATGTGTTGAGTTTTGCGAAATGCTTAATACCGATGTGTTCATAGTGGGTCGCCAGCTATATCGCAAACGAACATCAAGTTTGGAACCGATCTGGCAAGATAGAGGCGACATCGTTCTGAACACAGCCCACGTCGGCAAGGTCGCCGAGTTTGTAGAATTTGATAAGGATGAAGATGATGAACCACACGGAAATACTGACCACCGCCGCCAGCACACTTCGGGAACGAGGCCGCCAATACGGCCCCGTGGAAGTGTGTTTTGATAGAGCCAGTCAGCTTGCATCAATCCGCTTAAACAAAAATATTAGCATGTATGACATAGCAATCATCATGTCATGCGTGAAGCAAGCTAGGCAGATAGAAAGCCCAACACTTGTCGATTCTTTCATTGATGACGTAAACTACACTGCGATAGCCGGGCAGTTTGCTGCGGCGCAATTTGAAACCATTGAGGACGACATAGCCGCTATGGCAAGGCGGTTTGCTCCAAAACGGGAGAATTTGAATGCGGAAAACAATAGCGACAATAACAGCGGCGACCCTAATAGTAACCGGGTTGATCCACCCGCTGGCGGCTAACGAAAGCGCAGCAGAATTTTTCCGCAAGGATCGCGATTATTGGAGCCGGGGGATAAAAGCCCCCGACTCTGCAAGCTGGGCTGGCAGCCTGTACTTTTCACCATCCGATCCTAACAAGGCTAAGGTTGCGGAGATGGTGGCCAGCGAAGCAAGAGCCAGACTCGGTTCGCAGCATGTGGAAACAGCGCTGCGGCTGACCAAACTGGAGAGCGGTTATAGGTGCCACGTTCTAGGGCCTAAAACGCGCCACGGACGGGCTGTAGGGCCGCTACAGGTTCTACCCTCCAGCGCTCGGGCGTTGGGCGTAGATAGCCTCCACAATGACTGCAAGGCTCAGATCACTGCTGGCATCCTTCATATTGAGAAGTGCATCAGCGTCGGGGCAAAAACCTACAACCAGCTTGCTGCCTGCCATGTTGCCGGCTGGGGCGGTTGGAACAAGAAACTTAACCGGAAAGCAACGGCCTACCGCGCCAAGTATGTGCGGATGGCTCAGGCTTCCAAGGTGCCTTCATGGGCAGGGACATTATCGACATGGTAGACATCGCGATATTCTTTGGGATTGTCATGCTCGGTTGCGTGACGGTCCTCTTGATCGGACTGACGTTTCTTCTTACCCTCATGGGTTGGGATTTGGCGATCAGCTTATGGGATAAAATCAGACAGTAATGGAGATTGATATATGGAACCCAAGCAAGAGAAAATTATGATTGAGATGTGGTTAGATGGCAAAACAGGCTTGCAGATTGCGGAGGTACTGAACACAACGCGCAATGCAATCATGGGTAGATTAAAGCGACTGCGCGACAAGGGTTTAATTGAATATAAAACAGTGCCACCCGGTAGGCCAGCATCAACAAACATCCTTCGTTTGCCAATCAAAAACAGACGCATTTTGCGTGAAATAAAAGCTGGGATACGAGAAGCGCCACAAATTTTTGTTGCCCCAGAGAGAAAGAACGTCCCTAAGCCTCCCGTCAGGTTCTTTGGCCTCACCATAGCGTCGTGCAAGTTTCCTATCAATGACGGGGCGCCGCAGGATTTGTTGTTTTGCAACAACGAGCGCCATCCCAACAGCAGTTACTGCGAACGACATCATAAAATCTGTTACGTCGCCGGCAGCAGCGAATACGAACGCAGCCAAAAACGCAAAAGAAAGATATTTAGATATGATCGTTCAACTCAACCCACCTATACCGATCAAGACGCCTAGTGGAAGAGCTTTGGCTCATGTCCTTATTGATTATGGGCCTGAATACGATCTTCTGTGGGTGGCTTTTCAAGAAAACGGCGAGTGCTGGACATGGAACAACAAGGACATCCGAGCCGATGAGAATATTACCTTCGGGCGAAAGACCCAAACAAATACCGATGGGCCACGGCTGGCATGACACCTACGGGTGGCTACGCCGCAACGACCTCGATGAGTCCTATGATGGCTTCATGTATGAAACGCCAGATGGGCATCTTGTGAGATCGGTCGATGCTCGCCACGAAAAGGGAATATACCTCGACAAATATATCGTCGAGGATACCGGCGAAAACATCTTCCTAATCAGCTCAATTCCAAAGGTCTATTCTCACCGAAGGAATCAGCGGGATAAAGCTTAGCTCAAATCCCGACAATGATATAGGACACAGCAAAAGCATTGCCGGGTCCACTGCCGCCACCGCCGCTTGAAGCAATGGTGATGGTGCCATCGCCGTTTGTTATAGTGACGTTGGACCCGGCTGTGAGGTTAGCCTTTGTCAGGCCGCCTGCCGTATTGCCGACCAGCAACTGACCGTTGGTGTACGTTGTCGAGCCGGTGCCGCCATTAGCCGCCGTGACAGGCGTCTGAAGGGCTATAGTTGTCCCCGTTATGGCTATGCCGGTGCCTGCCGTTACAGGGGCGTTATCTGCAAGGTAGACATCGGTTCCGTCTGACCAGACAAACGTATTGGCGTCCTGCACTGCTGTAACAGCGAGAGGCCCAGCCCCGGCTGAAGCAAGCGTGACAGTGAAAGCTCCCGTCGTAACATTGTCTACGATATAGAACCCCGACACGCCGGACGGGAAGTTAACCGTTACGTTGCCTGTTAGTGTCCCGGTCAGAAGGATGTGGACGTTTTGGCACTGGTCCTGAGTCAGGGTCACATTTATGTTTGTCAGCGAGACAGTGTGCGTGCCGCCAAAAGCCCTATCAATAATGTCCCAGTCCGCATTGACCGGCGTGTCCCAATCATCAACATACGAGTTATTTGCGGGCTTCTCGATGTTTTTGTTTGTCGTAAATGTCGATGGCATGATGCACCTCAAATAGCTCTGTTAGCGACTTCAAGCGCCTTGGCGATGTGATTGTCCGGTGTATTTAACAACGGTTCAGTGGTCCTGTTAAAGTCTTTTTTAGCCCGTTCGGCAGCCCGGACAAGAGCATCAGACTCGACGTTGACCCCGACCCTGCCGCCGTTAGCGCGACCTACGCGACCGCCATCGGCTCTTGGGGGTTCAGCAGATTGATCCTTATTTTCGTTCTGGCGAGAGATAGCAACTGTCGTTCGAAGCAGCTTATCGTAGGCAAGGCGGGCATCTTTCGAGTCCATCAGTTTGCTAAGTTTAGCAAAATCTTTTGGATCGTTGCTCTTAATTAGAGGCAACATTTTCTCTGCGATGGCACGCTCACCAACATTATACGCCCCACGCAAGCCCATACCAGCAGCCAACCCAACAGCCGCCTTCATACCGGCCCCTTGCGGCAATCCCATAGTCTGCATGAGGATTTGATTGGCAGTAGAAAGCAACTCCGTGCCAGCCCCTGCCGCTGCCCCGAGCAATCCAAAACCAGTCAAATCTGAAATGTTTTTTCCAGATTTTTTTGCCATTGAAAGTTGAAGATTGCTAGCTTGAGCAATCAAATTTTCAGCAAGAACCTTTCCTCGAATTTGAGAAAAGACCTCTGGCCCTAATGCTGCCTCAAGACGCTCCCTATACTCAGGCTTTAACGTCATTTGAGAAACAACATTTCCAATGCGACCGTTTCCAACCTCGTTTTGAATATTTTGCAAAACGCCGACCCTAAAAGCGTCCATTTGTTCAGGGTTCATTTTTGAAACAGCAACCTTAATATCTCTCAACTCTCGTGTTGGGAGGTTTTTAAGGAAATTTTCACCAGCATCAACGGCATCAATGCCGCCAAGCATCTCAATGTGAGAACCACGAGCATCGCGATACGTTGGAACACGCTTATCTAAGATGCGATCAAGTTGTTTTTTAGAATTTGTCGCAGCGGTCAGCGTAGCATTATCTTTTGCCGGAACAGCCTGTTCTCTCTGAATGATGCGACACAATTCTTTATGAATTTGATATCAATACTCCACATTTCCATTAGCAGCAGGAGTCTGCCGCATAACGGGATTCCCTGATGCGTCCAAAAGCGGTTTTCCGTTAGGACCGGAAATGGGAGCCGATTGAGAAGCTGTTGGCGGTTTGATATTAAAATCGGGATTTTTAAGTGCGGCATCTTCCGCATTTTGCATTGCTTCCCGAAAAGCTGGATACTTTTGGAGAGGCGCAAAAAGATTAGATGGGATGCTCGCAGCATTTGGGTCAGAACTTGAAAGTTTATAAAGCCCAGTTGTGCGCTGGCGACCTTCTGCCTCAATTACGTCCTGCAAAAGAGCAGAATTGATGGGCTTTTTATTTGGGCTGAAGTTAGAAAAAAACTCTTGAATACGCGGATAAATCAATTCCGCGTCTCTTTTAAGCGGCGCTCCTTCAGCAAGACGTTGAGCGGAAACCGAGGCTTGCCCACTGTAAGGATCAAGAGACTTTGCAAGGTCTTCTTTGGCCGGCATGTTTCTAAAGGGTAGATACCGGCTACCCGCAGTAAGAACACTTCCGCCGAAAAGACCGGAAATGGTACCAAGAAGCTCGCCCGTAGCAGGATTTACGCCCTGATCTTCAGCAAGTTTCTCGCCAGCCTTGGCTCCCAACCCTGCAAAGATTCCCGTAGTAAAGCGCCCAGTAATCCCCTTAACCGGGCCAGCCGCGAATTGCCCAGCAAAATCCGCAGCTTTACCTGCATATTCGCCTTCAGTCGTTTTGGGTTTATAGTCCAAGAAAGGCATAACTTTTTTCATGGCAGCCTCGACACCCTCAGATGTCGGTAGCCCACTGCGAGAAACATAACCGGCTTCTTGACCTTCTCGCAAAGCGGTTCCAACAGAAGGAACATATTTGTCAAGCAAAGCCTGTTTGCCTTGGGCAGCATAATCAAAAACGGATGGTTGATTAGCTGCACTCATTACCTTTTCTTGCGTTTCAGGAGTTATGAACTTCTGACCGACAAGAAAATCAGTTGCCTTCTGAGCGGCGAAAGATGGGATTGCTTGCCCAGCCTGCTCAAGACTTCCGGGAGCACCAACAGACCCGGCAACAGCCCCGATAGGAAAGCGCGTGGCTGCGCTTGCTCCAACATCCTTTGCCGTGTCGAGCACCTCCCGTTTACGCGCGGCTTCCGGGTCGCCATAAGCGTTAACTTCACCTTCATAGCCGGGGAGCTTGTTAAACCCGAAAGCCTGTGGTTTAGCCCGATAATATTGGGCCAGATCATCCTCTTCACCACCCGCACGAGCGGATGGCGTTAATTGTTGAGGAGTCCGGCTGCCCGGAGTTCTGTAATATTGCTGGAGGTCTTCGTCTTCTTCCATCACTGGCCTCCCTTGAAGTACAGGCTAAATCCCGGACGCAGACCTTCTTCTTTACCAATTTGCTCAATTTGCGCTTGTGTCACAGGACGACCGCTTGGCCATTTCCCACTCACGAGGGCAGTGAACAATTCGGGTCTATCAGGATCGGTCATGATCCTTTGAATAACTTTTGCTTCTTTGTCGTAAGTAGCCATCGGGTGCAACCGTTCAAAGTCAGATGGCGCACCTTGCATCACGTTATCCGAATCCTTTGAGTAGCGGTTTCCGTGATTAGACCTATCAAGAAGCCGGCGCTGCATAGTCATAACTTCAGAGATGAGTTTTGAATATGCGTCTTTATCCATGCTTGGGTTAGCAATAGCATTGGAGAGTTTTTCCAAAGCAGCAAAACTTTCTTGTCCACCCTCTCTTGCGCGAGCAGAGGCAGAAAGCGTTCTAATTTTTTCAGCAAGCTGCTGCGTGACTTGAGCGCTGTCGCCTACATCGCCTTTACCACCGAGGGCTTTGATGAAGGTATTTACCCCGCCAATCAAAGCCGCACGTTCCGGGAAAGCAGTGCCGGCTACGCCAATTCCGGTAACATTACCCGCCTTGGAAAGGATGCCTGCCAGTTCCTTGAATTGACGCAAATCCTCACGAGCAGTTTCAGCTCCGAGTCGCGTATTTTTAAGGTACTCGGGGGCGAGCATAGTTGCGCCTTGCCCCGTTCCTACACGCAGATATTGTTGACGATCATTTTTTGCCCGCTCAGTAGACTGATCGTCGTATTGGACGCCAACAGGCACCGGAGTAGGTTGACGCGGAGTGCCAGCCGGGGTTCTACCGCCTTCCGTGGGAGTGCCTTCTGGTTTAGGGGCCGGCGCGGCAGGCGAGGTGGTTCCGGGCGCAACGGAAGCTCCTCGACCAGCAGCCGTAGCTTTTGACCGCAATTCTTCCATAACAGCAGGCTCAAGGCGTGGAAGCGTACCTTTTTCCATGCGGTCGAAGGCTTCACCAAGGTCCATAAACTGTTCTTTATCGTTTTCGTCGCTGTAGGTAATAAATGTCTTATCACCGACCGTGACAAACCGCGCCCGCGTAACTTGAGCCTTATTGAGAGCCTGCCTTCCTCTGCTTTCAGCTATTTCTTCGGTCTGACCGCGCACAGCGCCATAAGCGCCAGCAGCGCCGGCAAGACCTTCACCCAGAGCCTGCGAGAAGCGAGGCTTATCAGACGCGAGCATTGAGCCGATACCAGCGAGCAGAGGCACGAATACGCGCTCGTCCCGCATCCTTTCAGGGACACCGGCTTTCTCGCCAATCCGTTCCCACGGTCCTTGCGTGTAGTTAGACGCAATTCGAGTTGCGCGATCAA